AGCGATGACAAATTATCAACAGCAAGTGATCTACACCATGACCGAAGATTTCACAAACGAAACACGATGGGTGTATGAAGGTCCATTGGATAGTAAAACACGCCCTGTATGTCGTGAAATACTTGCAATGCAACCCTTTACTCGCGATGAACTAGAAAGTCGATTTTCTGGTGCTTTTACAGACCGAGGAGGACCAAACTGCCGACATCTCATCGTCCCATTGTCGTCTGGAGTAGAATATAGTGAGAAGCGCGCACAGGCACGCAACGAAATCAAACAAAAGAAGCGATCTGGTAAATATAAAAAGCCAGAAACGATAAAAGAATATTATGAGCGTACTAAATCTTAAAGAGGTAATGAAGTTTACCAAATCAGACTTGCAAGAGTTTGGCAAGGATCTGGTGCTTACACATTTGTCACAGGCCAAAGAAGGTATTGATGCTGAAGGTAAAACGTTTGAAAAGTATACACCAAGGTATGAAAGATTAAAAAAAGCACGCAAAGCAGCAAAGGGTCAATTTAGCACGCAAACCAACCCACCTAACCTCACGTTAACCAACGCGATGTTTCGGTCATTTAAGTTAATTAAAACAGCTGTAACGGAAGAATTAGCCATTGATTATGGTATTACCGATCCAGTACAGGCAAAGAAGATGATTGCCAACTCAAAAGGACGTTTTGGTAAGCCAACAAAGCGTAGCAGAGTTACGATTAGAAAAGACAAAGCCAGAGTCATAGCAAAGCGACAAAAGCTTGGACCAAAAGTAGAAAAAGCTATCCTGTTCAACTTTGCAAACAATATCAAGAAAAATTTAAAAAGACTTACAAACCGACCAACGATCATACGAATGTAAACAAGGAGGACAGATGTCCGAAGACGCAACCAAACAGGAAGCGCCGCAGCCAGCGGAAGGTGTTGAACGACCACCTATAGAAAAAGCCGTCGCTCAAGAGGTGGCTCCTAAAAGCCAAGAACCAGTTGAACAGCAAAGCTCTGAAGTGAATCAACTGATCGCAGATGCGAAAAAGTACAGAAAGAGAAGTCAGAGCGTAGAAGCAGAACTTGCTCAGTTGCAAAAACAGATTGCTAGTGATCGTGAAAAGCAAATGGAAGAGCAACAGCAATGGCAACAACTCGCTGAAGAACGTCAAGCACGGATTCAAGAGCTAGAGCCAATTGTTGAGCGAGCCAGATCTGAGGAAACGCAAATGCGTGAACAGATCCTTTCTACGTTTAGCGAAGAAGATCGCGAAACGTTTGGTGATCTACCGATGCCAAAGTTGCGCGCTCTTGCAAGTAAACTAACCAATAATGAACAACGTTTGGCTGTTGCATCGAACCCGGCAGTTCCAGCAAATGAAAATCTGAAAGATTGGACCAAGATGAATAAACAAGATCGCCAAAAAAACTGGACTTCCATTGTGAATATGTACGCCAAGCGCAAAAAATAAAAGGAGCCTAAAATGGCTTATACAGCTTTTGCTGGTGACGCTACACAAGGTGCTGGTTCACATTTAGACAAAATGATACCAGAGCTTTGGTCGGAAGCAATCATGCGCTATTTTGATAAACAGCTCGTTATGCGACCATTTTTTGACGACTACTCAAGTCTTGTGCAAGGTAAAGGGGATGTAATTCACCTTCCATCTATACAAGAAGTAGCTGTTGGAAATAAAACCGCTAACGAAGGTGTTACTTACAGCGTAAACACAGAAACAGAGATTCAAATCTCAATCAATAAACACAAATTTTCCGCCAAACTTTTTGAGGATATAGCCTTGATCCAATCCAACGAACAGCTATTTGATAAGTATGCTGCTTCTATGGCTTATGGTCTTGCAAAAGCGGTGGATAGTGATATTATTACTGAGTTGAATTCTCTAGGTACTACTCAGGCGTTATCTGCGGATAACACACTTTCCAACGCAGATGTCGAAACTGCATTAGGTACATTGATGGCAAATGACATTCCAAAAGAAGAATGTGCTTTCTTTGTCAATCCATTAATGTATGCTGATTTACTAAACTCACGTTCATTTGTTGTGGGTGGTGGTAATGTCGGTGGTGCTGGTGCAACTGGAGTAGGATTTGGTGGAGATTTATCTGGTAATTTTCCAAGTTTATTTGGAATCCCAGTATTTCAAACCTCATTGATTTCTAGTGCAACAGGAACTGGCACGCATGCTGGTTACCTTGCTCATAAGAGCAGTGTAGCTGTAGCAGTGCAGCAAGACATTAGAATGCAGAGTGAATATTCTGTTGATTACTTAGGCACTAAGGTAGTTGCCGACGTGATCTACGGAGTGAAAGTAACTACTGCGAATCAAGTGAAAGGAATTGAGTTACTCAATCCATAAGCGATAACAATAACAGGCGGTGGCTTTGTCATCGCCTGTTGTATTAAGTAGAGGACATTATGATCGTATTAAAAAAAGAAAATCATTACTGCAACACCCTATCTAGAGACGAAGCGCAAAAGCTTGTAAATGAGGGGTATGAGGTAATTAAAAACAAATTTGGCGGTCCAAAGATCGTAAAGCAACAGCCAAAGAAAAAAGCGACAAAGAAGAAAAAATAATTCGTACGTCAGGCTCGTTCACGGTTCGCCACAACCTTAGAGATTAGGAGAACAAATGGCAACATCAAACCTTCATAGGTATACCTCGCAAGAAGCCTTAAACCGACTCGGTGGCGGCGGGTATGATTATGTTACCAACGCAACAGTAAATACTCACACCTACGTTGCAATTCAAGCTTTATCAACAGATTGTGTTATTAGCGCAACCTCATCGGATACAGACATTTGGGATACGCTATCCAGCATTACAATAAAAGCCGGGCAAACCATTTTTGGTGAGTGGACATCGGTGACAGTGGCCAGTGGCGACTTTGCTTTGGTTTACAGGAAAAATAGTTAGGAGATATTATGGCAGATTTACATAAACGGTCGGTACAGGAAGCATTAAACGCCACCGTAGGTGGTGGCTGGAGCGTACAGACCGCGTTAACAGCGGGATCAGAAGCAGATGTAACCAACACGGTACATAAACAGCTAGCAACGATGACTAGCACTATAGGCGTGCGTTCTGCCGTAGAAATTTATTTTAGTTTTGCAACAAGCGAAACAGATATAAATAAAAGCAATGATCTGATTATTCCAAAGAATACAATGATTTATTTAACCGTACCTCGTGGCCTTGGCAATACAGTTTACTTTTCAGTATTAAGCACAAGCACCACTACTGGTGCAGTACGATTGGTGGAGATTTAAGATGTTTAGTCCAATGGGGCAAACCAATCCCGAAGACTTTGGTAATGGCGGTACAATTGACGGAGATTTAATAGTAAGTGGAGACTTACAAGTATCAGGCGGCGGTTCACTCAGTTTCGATGAGATAGTAGAAGGCACATCGCAAGTAAAAGTAACAAACACATCTGCTTTTTTAGTGGAAAAAAGTGACGGAACAGATGTATTTATAGTAGATACCACAAATTCTAGGGTAGGAGTAGGCGTAGCACCTTCACATGAATTAACTGTAAATAATCAAATAGGTATTAAGAGAGATGGTACTGATGCCTTTGGCACATTAACATTTGATAGTGCTGGATTGAAAATTAATCAAAGTACTTCTGGATATAGTCCTTTAATTATATTATCTAATAGTAGTGAAATAGCAAGATTTTCAGCAGATGGAGACTTGGGCATTGGCACTACTTCTACAGCTAATAAACCTATTAGTGTAAAAGTAAATAGAAATGGTACACAGGAATTAAAATTTGAAAACGATGATTCTGGTGAATGGTATTTTACATTACAGAACGATAGAATAACAGAGGATAGTGTTTCTCATGCGATTAATTTTGATGCTAATGATTCTGGTGGTACAAATACAAGATATTCAAAAATAGAAAATGTTATTGTAGATAATACAAGTGGATCAGAAGATGGTAGGCTAGTATTTAGTACTTTTGTAAATGGCACTAGCACCGAGACTATGCACATTACAAACTCATCGGTTGGTATTGGTGGAATGCCCTCAGATGATTTGCACATTATTAACTCTGAAAATGTATATCTACAGTTAGAATCAAGCAATACAGGAACTACAAAAGAATCTGCTATAAAATATTCTAATTTTAGCACAGGAAGTAATTTTTGGTGGGTTGGATTAAATCAATCAGATGATTACTCACTTGCTTATGGAACTTCTTTTAGTGGAGCAAATACAAGACTTTTACTTACTGAAACAGGATTGCTGGGTATTGGAACTGCAAGTCCAGATAATCCACTTTCAATTAGAACAGATACAGCAGATAAAGGAATTGTACTTTTTGCAGATGGTGAATCTTCTTCTAATAGAATATTTAACGTAATGAAAGACAGTAGTGCTGGAAGATTATTTTTAAGAGATGCAGGTACACCAAAGATACACTTTAATGCTAAAAGCAATGAAGATCATTATATCAATAACGGAGGTTCGCTTGGAATTGGAACTGACAGTCCTACAGCATTGCTTTCTGTACAACAAGCATCAGGATCAGACACAGATTTTACAAATTCTAATAATCCAGAAGCTCATCATGGTATATTATTAAATAATAATAGATTTGAAGCTGGTAGCTTTACAGCTATAACGATGAATACTGCAAATGCTTCTTCAGTAAATGGAGTAAGTATAATTTCTCAATCTGCTTCAAG